ATAATAAAGGTAATTCAAAAGTAATGAATCCAGGTAAAGATTACAGTTTTCCAGGTGATACTGTATTAGAAATACCTATGAAGAAATCAACAATATATAATAAAATATTTAAAAAATAAATTATGGGACAATATGGTAATCAACCAGATTTTGGAACAATAGTAACGAGTTTAGCGACTGTAGGGTTGGAAACCCCATTTCCTCCATCCGCAATATATGTAGGAAAAACTACAGGAGGGGAAGTATGCACGCTCACTGTATTGCCGGTTGGTAATGACCCGGATGATACAATTGCTATAAATGGAATACCACAAGGAACTTTTTTACCAATTGTGGTTGTAAGAATAGATACCATCGATGTAGTAGAGCCTGAGTCCGTGCTGCTTTATAGATAATTAAAATAAACAAACAATTAAATCAAATGGAAAACACAAACAAAATTACAGAGAAACAATTAGAAACTATTGTTAATCAACAAAAAGATATGAGTGCACTATTATCTAATATAGGGTTACTTGAATCACAAAAACATGGATTCTTACACCAAATCGCAGAGGTGAATAAAAGAGTAGAAGAATTCAAATCAGAATTGCAAGCAGAATACGGAGATATTAATATTAATATTGAAGATGGTTCGTATACTTATATAGATAAACCTGAAGAGGTTAAATTAGAAAAAGTTGAATAATGAGTTCTGTTATTAGAAAAATAAGTATAGGTACAGACTATAAAAATGAGGCAATGCATTACTCTGTAGGCCAAAATGTTTATGGGGGGCATGCAATATGTAATATTATATTTGACGATAATGATACATCGTATAATATATATATTAAAAAAGAAGACGAAGTTATGCCGTGGAAGAAATTTAATTCTAATATGGCTATTTCTGTTGAATACGATTTAGAATATTAATGAGAAGTATATTTAGTTTTATTGTAAAACCAGTAGGTGAAAGATACAACAATAAAGTTAAGGTTGCGGATAAGGAATTAATAGTTAACACTAAGATTGAAAGTTTTAAATCCGTAAATAATGTAGCAGAAGTTGTTGCAGTACCTTTAGCTTATTCAACTGATATTAAAGTCGGAGATATAGTTGTAATTCATCATAATGTTTTTAGGGTATTTTATGATATAAGAGGAAATAAAAAAAATAGCAGATCATATTTTATGGATGATTTATATTTTTGTGATCTGGATCAAATATACTTATATAAGAATACAGGCAAATGGAAAGCATTTGGAGACAGATGTTTTGTTAAACCAATTAAAAATAAAGATTATCTAAACGTAGATAAAGAGCAAAAGCTTATTGGTATACTAAAATACGGAAATAGCCTCTTAGAAGCGCTTAAAATAAACGAGGGAGACCTTGTTGGATATACTCCTTATGGAGAATTTGACTTTGTTATTGATGGGCAAAGACTTTATTGTATGAAATCTAATGATATTGTAATTAAATATGGACATAAAGGAAACGAAACAGAATATAATCCAAGCTGGGCACAAAGCAGTTCTTGAATTAATTAAAGTTGCAGAGGAAGCTATCTTAAATAATGGGGATGATGATTTATCCGCTGATAAATTAAAGAATGCTGCGGCAACAAAAAAGTTAGCCATATTTGATGCTTTTGAAATTCTAAGTAGAATACAGGATGAAACCCGTATGCTAGAAGAAGAAGATAAAGATCCTACAATAAAAACTTTTAAAGGTTTTGCAGAAGGGAGATCTAAATAATGTACGAGCAAACACTTTATAAAGTATTACCTGACTACGTAAAACAATCGGTGATTAAACAACAAAACCGATATAATAGATGGAAATACGGTTATAATAAAGAGCATGATCTAATTATTATAAGCAAAACAGGTAAGATTGGAGAAATATACGAGATACAGAATTTAAAGATTGCTTTACCATTAATTGACGAATCATTTAAAAGAGCTCCAAAGAAAGAAGAACAGTATTGGGAACAATTAAAAATACCAAAAGAACTTGAAAAAATAAAGAGTGTATTTGATTGGAATAAATATCCAGACACTTTTAAGGAAAGATGGTATGATTATGTTGATCACGAATTTAAACGTAGAGAAGAAGGTTTCTCGTTTTATAATAATGGAGTTTCCACATATATAACAGGTACGCACTATATGTACTTGCAATGGAGCAAGATAGATGTTGGAGCGCCTGATTTTAGAGAATCAAATAGATTGTTTTTTATATTTTGGGAGGCTTGCAAAGCAGATCCAAGATGTTATGGAATGTGTTATTTAAAGAATAGACGTTCCGGGTTTTCTTTTATGTCATCCGCTGAATTAGTTAATCAAGCTACTATATCAAGTGATGCTCGATTTGGAATCTTATCAAAAGCTGGAGCAGACGCTAAAACAATGTTTACCGATAAAGTTGTCCCAATCTCTCTTAACTATCCTTTTTTCTTTAAACCCATACAAGATGGTATGGATAGACCAAAAACAGAACTTGCTTATAGAGTACCTGCTTCAAAGTTTACAAGAAGAAAATTAGATAGTCAAGAAAATCCAGAAGAACTCGAAGGTCTTGATACAACAATAGATTGGAAGAATACAGGAGATAACTCCTATGACGGTGAAAAACTTAAATTACTAGTTCATGATGAAAGTGGTAAATGGTTAAGACCTGATAATATATTAAATAACTGGAGGGTTACTAAAACCTGTTTAAGATTAGGTAGCAGAATTATTGGAAAGTGTATGATGGGTTCAACATCAAACGCTTTGGATAAAGGAGGAGACAATTTTAAAAAATTATATTATGCTTCGGACGTTACGAAAAGAAACCGCAATGGACAGACTAGCTCAGGATTATATAGTTTGTTCATACCTATGGAATGGTCGTACGAGGGATTCATTGATACTTATGGGGTACCTGTCTTCGATACTCCAAAAACCTCAATCAAAGGAATTGACGGAAACGAAATAGATTATGGTGTTATTGAGCACTGGCAGAATGAGGTTGATGGTTTAAAAACCGATTCTGACGCATTAAATGAATATTATAGACAATTTCCAAGAACAGAACAACACGCTTTTAGAGATGAAACGAAACAATCTTTATTTAACCTTACGAAAATATATGAGCAAATTGATTATAATAATGATCTAAGGAATACTAATATATTAACTAAAGGTAATTTTCAATGGGAAGGCGGTATACAAGATACCAAAGTAATATTTTATCCAAACAAAGATGGTAGATTTTTAGTGTCATGGATTCCTCCTTATCATTTACAAAATAATATAATATTAAAGAATAGTATGAAATATCCTGGTAATGAGCATATTGGCGCATTTGGCTGTGACCCTTATGATATATCAGGAACAACAGATGGTAAAGGATCTAAAGGAGCTTTACACGGATTAACTAAATTCTCAATGGAAGATGCTCCATCTAATACATTCTTTTTACAATATATATCAAGACCTCAAACGGCTGAGATATTTTTTGAAGACGTGCTTATGGCGTGTATATTTTATGGTATGCCAATATTAGCAGAGAATAATAAACCAAGGTTGTTATATCATTTTAAAAGAAGAGGATATAGAGGTTACTCAATGAATAGACCTGATAGAATATTTAATAAACTATCAGCAACAGAAAGAGAAATAGGAGGAATACCAAACTCATCACAAGATATAATGCAAGCCCATGCGGCAGCAATAGAAACTTATATAGAAGAATATGTGGGTTTAAATGAAATGGGTTATGGTACAATGTATTTTCAAGATACATTAGAAGATTGGGCAAGATTTGATATAAATAAAAGAACTAATCATGATGCTTCTATTAGTTCAGGATTAGCAATAATGGCTTGTAATAAAAACAAATATATGCCAACTGAAAAAAGAGAAATAGTGTCTGTCCCTTTAGGTTTTAAAAAATATAATAATCAAGGAACTACATCAAAAATTATTAAGTAAATGAATATATACACAAATCCAAATAGCGCTTTCCCTAGTCAGGTTGTAGATGATGCTACTAAGGCTTCCGAAGAATATGGATTACAGGTATCTCGAGCTATAGAACAGGAATGGTTTAATCAAGGGAGGACTAGCGGTAATAGGTATTTAACACATTGGAATAATTTTAATAGATTAAGGCTTTACGCAAGAGGAGAACAATCTGTACAAAAATATAAAGATGAGTTATCAATTAATGGTGATTTATCTTATTTGAATTTAGATTGGACACCTGTGCCTATATTATCAAAGTTTGTTGATATAGTTGCTAATGGAATTTCACAAAAAACCTATGATGTAAAAGCATTTGCGCAAGATCCAGAGTCTGTTAAAAAGAAAATGGATTATGCAACGTCTCTACAATTTGACATGATCAACCAGCCAATAATACAAGATGTATTACAAAAGACTGGAACTAATATATCTAAATCAAATGTTCCTGCTGAAGATTTACCAGCATCTCAAGAAGAATTAGAATTGCATATGCAACTTTCCTACAAACAATCTATTGAGATTGCTGAGGAGGAAGCAATTAATACTGTGTTAAAAGCTAATAAATATGATCTTACTAGAAAGAGACTAAATTACGACTTAACAACTATAGGTATTGCTGCAGTTAAAACATCGTTTAATAAATCAGAAGGGATTGTTGTTGATTATGTGGATCCTGCTTATTTAGTTTATTCATATACAGAAGATCCTAATTTTGAAGACATTTATTATGTTGGAGAAGTTAAAGCTGTAACAATACCAGAATTAAAAAAAGAATTCCCATATATATCAGAAGATGAACTTCTAAAGATACAACAAATGCCTGGTAATAGACAGTACATTCAGGGATGGGGTAACTATGATGAGAATACCGTACAAGTATTATACTTTGAATATAAGACTTATATGAATCAAGTATTCAAAATAAAACAAGGAGATAATGGATTAGAGAAAGTTATTCAAAAGACTGATTCTTTTAATCCACCACCAAATGATAACTTTGAAAAAGTATCAAGAACAATAGAGGTATTATATACTGGTGCTAAAATTATAGGTACTGATATGATGTTAGAGTGGAAGTTATCAAATGATATGACTCGTCCTCAAGCTGATACTACAAGAGTTAAAATGAACTATACTATTGTTGCGCCTAGAATGTACAAAGGAAGAATTGATTCTATTGTTACTAAGTGTATTTCTTTTGCAGATATGATCCAATTGACTCATTTAAAACTTCAACAAGTTATGTCAAGAGTAGTACCTGATGGGGTATTCTTAGATGTAGATGGTTTGATGGAAGTTGATTTGGGTAATGGAACAAAATACAATCCAGCCGAAGCATTGAATATGTATTTCCAAACTGGTAGTATTGTAGGTAGATCCTTAACTCAAGACGGGGAAATAAATAGAGGAAAAGTTCCTATTCAAGAATTAACAACATCAAGTGGGCAAGGTAAGATACAAAGTTTAATACAAACTTACCAGTATTACTTGCAAATGATTAGGGATGTTACGGGTCTTAATGAAGCAGTTGACGGCAGTAAACCAGATGCAAATGCTTTGGTAGGATTACAAAAAATAGCAGCAAATGCTTCTAACGTAGCAACACGTCACATTAAAGATGCAAGTATATATTTAACTACAAGGATATGTGAAAATATATCATTACGAGTTGCGGATTGTTTAAATAATCCTTTGACTGCAAATTCATTAAAACAAAGTATATCAACCTACAATGTAGAGGTTCTAAAAGAAATAGAGAATTTAAATCTACATGACTTTGGTATTTTCTTAGAGATTGAACCAGATGAAGAAGAAAAAGCACAATTAGAACAAAACATACAAGTTTCTTTACAAAACCAAGGAATTGACTTAGAAGATGCTATTGATATAAGACAAGTTAGAAATCTTAAATTAGCAAATCAATTGTTAAAGTTAAAAAGAAAAAAGAAACTAGAGCAAGTACAACAACAACAATTAGCAAATATACAAGCGCAAGCGGATGCTAATTCACAAAACGCAGAAAAAGCTGCAATGTTTGAAGTTCAAAAACAAGAGGCTTTGGCTCAAACCCAAATACAAATAGAGCAGGCTAAATCTCAATTTGAAATGCAAAGACTACAAGCAGAGGGTCAGGTTAAAAAACAATTAATGGCAGAACAGTTTAATTACGATATGCAATTAGCGCAATTAAAGGTTCAAGCAGAAACAACTAAATTCAATCAACTTGAAGACAGAAAAGATGAGAGAACAAAGATACAAGCAACACAACAGTCAGAATTAATAGACCAGCGTAAGAATGACTCTTTACCAAAAGACTTTCAAAATAGTGCTGAAAATTTAATGAATGATTTAGGCGGTATGTTGCAAATGGAATAAACTTATTAACCAATTTTATATTATTATATTATGTCACAAGA